GGGCATCGCGCCTGCTGCGACATTACAAGTTCACCCGACTGGCATCATTTCGGTGCCGGTACTCCAAGACCTATGGGAATCCTCAAAAGAATCACCAACCTCTGGAACCTAAGCTCGTATGACACGTACGATTCAGGGGATATTCTGAAAGACGGGGAATTGCTCGGTTTCCTGAAAAAGCGTCCTAAAGCAGAGTTCATCGTGCCGAATAAAGTGGAAGAAATCATTAAAAACAAGGAGAACCCAACCATAGACGACGTATTACAATGAAGGAAGTTACTTTTGACCAAGAAGCACTCGACAAACTTCTCACCGGCATAGCTACGGTAGCGAAGGCAGTAGGTAAAACTATCGGTCCGTGCGGTACGAATGTATTCATAGATCACCCAACGACACCTAAGTTCACGAATGACGGCGCGTCTATTGCTCACCAGATAATCCTCGCGGATAAGCTGGAGAACGCGGGGGCATGGGTAGCACGTAACGCCTGTTCACAGACCAACGACGACGCAGGAGACGGCACCACTACCACTGTAGTTCTCTTAAAAGCCATCATAGACGAGTGCCTAAAGAGACCAGAGAATAAGACGCTCGTCATGCAGTCTCTGATGGAAGCAAAGGACAAAGTACTTAAGGAGCTAAAGAAGCAGGCTAAACCTATCACCCAGAAAGAAGTCATAAACGTCGCTAGAATAAGCGCGGAGAATGAGGAGCTTGCCCAGTTGGTAACAGAAGTAGTCGGCAAGGTGGGAGAGAAGGCTGTCATCACCGTAGAAGACCGCACAGACGGCTTTGAGAGCGATTATAAGCTCGTACAAGGATATGAGGCACACGTCGGTTTCATGTCCCCCTACTTCCGCAATGACCCTGTAAAGCCCCGTGCTTTGTACTCAGATATTCGAGTTCTCTGCTCTGCGAAGCGCATGGGAACCGTAAACGACCTCAAGTTCTTCGAAAAACTGGCTCAGGAAGGCATAAACGAACTGGTTATTGTAGGAGAAGAAATAGAACCATCCATACTCGGTATCTTTGTCGCAACAAAGATGAGCGGCAAGATGAACCTGCTTGTTATCAAGGCGCAGGGGCCACTATTGGAGGATATAGCGGCAGCTACCGGTGCAACAGTAATTTCAGATGAGACCGGCGTTACCTTCGAGAACCTCGACGTAAAGAAGCATCTCGGCCTCGCCAACAAGGTCATTTGTGAGGAGAAGAAGACGGTATTCATGTCAGGAGCTACGAGCGCAAAGCGTCAGGCAGATCGCCTTACTGAATTCGCTGCGAATAATCCTAACCAGTTCGAGGCAAAGAAACTACGAGAACGCGCTGCCAAACTAAAAGGCGGCATAGCTGTTATTAGAATAGGCGCACACACTGATGCAGAACGTAACTATCTCAAAGACAAGGCAGAAGACACCATCCATGCCTGCCAGAGTGCTTTGGAAGAAGGCGTTGTTGAAGGAGGTGGAATCGCTCTCTACCGCATTGCGGAAAAACTTACGGGAAACTCCGTCGGAGAACATATTCTTAGACATTCCCTTACATCTCCATTTAGACAGATTATCGAAAACGCTGGAGAAGATTATGCCCAAAAGGTAAAGAATCTTCCTGAAGGTCAGGGATATGACGCGCGACGAGGCAAATATTGTGACTTCTTAAAAGAAGGCATCCTAGACCCAGCGAAAGTAGAACGCTGCGCTGTCGAGAACGCAGTTTCTACAGCAGCTTTATTCATTACGACGCATTGCGCCATTGTTGATCATGTCGAAGAAAAGTCCTCGTGATATACAACTTCCTTATTGGCCGAGCGCAGAATTCATACAAAAATGTATGGACATGGCAAAGAAAAAGGGATTTAAAGGAGATGAAGAAGAATTGAGAAACAACATTGTATTAACGTATAGACAAAAACGAGCACAGATATTGGCAGATGAAGAAATGAAGAAATATGAAACAACCTAAAATCGTACCCGTAGGAGACCAAATCTTCTTAAATGTAGAGGAAGCAAAGCTCGGCAATCTTGACGCTTCAAGCGTGAAAACGGGCATGGAATGGGCAGTAATAACTGCTATCGGCCCTGACGTACAGGATAAGCAGCTTAAACCAGGGGTAAAAGTATTCTGCAAAGGTTGGGCACAGGATGTGATTCTATACGAAGGGAAGAGCTATATCTTCACAAGCGAATCCCGTAAAGGCATATGCGCGATACTCAAATAGCGTGTAACAACCTAGCCAATTGCCACGACCCTGAGATAATTTCAGAGGATAACAGCGCTATCCGCGTGTACTGCAAAGAATGCGGCGCACAAGAGCGAATAGGCAAGAACATAAACGGAGACCCAGAACACAGGCTCTATGGAAACTGGTATAAGCGCGACGTAGTGCAGCCCGATCACCCGCTCTATTACAAATACGCAGGTAAGGAAGGAATGAGACTAATATGAAGACATGGCATGATATCCACCTAGATACGCGCTCATTCGGGGACAGAGTGGCCGATGGTATGGCTTCGTTCGTAGGAAGCTGGACATTCGTGATACTCCAAAGCATCGTCATGGCCGCGTGGATTCTAGGGAATGCTGTCGTAATCATATTCCACTTCGATCCGTATCCGTTTACGTTTCTTAACCTCTTCATGAGCGCAGAAGCAGCATTCTCAACGCCGATAATCATGATGAGTCAGAATCGCGCAGGAGAACGGGACAGAGCGAACGCCGAACACGACTATCAAGTAAACGAATCCGCAAAAGAGGAGATAGAACAGTTAATAACGAAACTTGACAAAATAGAGATAGATAAGTTAGATAGGATTATAGAACTCCTCCATGCCAACGATACGACAAAAGAAAGTAGCTAAGAAACTCGTTGAAAATCTTAATGCAGAACAACCTCTGAACAAAAAGGAGATTCTGGTTTCTTCTGGGTATAGCGAAATCACGGCAGATTCAAGTGCAAAGATAATTTTAGAATCAGAAGGAGTAAAAGAAGAGTTGAAGACCGTATATGGTTTCGACCCAGATACTGCTAAAAATGTCGTAGCAGATATTTTAATAGGAGGAGAAGAAGATAGAGATAGATTAAAGGCGGCAGATATGATTTTCAAAGTACATGGCAGTTATGCAGCAGAAAAACACGCTAATTTTAATGTGAATTACAATACGACCGATTCAAAGCTAGATGCCCTCATAGCAAAGATAGAAGATGAACTCGACGCTTGAACTGAAAGAACAATTAAGCGCACGAAGCATACGCATATTCCTAGAACATTACGGGATAAAGAATGAGCAGGGATTACCTTTAGAGTTCAAAGATAGGCGGTTTCTCATAGAGATATATAAAGACCTATCTCCGTTACAGGTAGTGATGAAAGCGCCGCAGATAGGCCTCACTACCCTCATGACCATTAAGAGCTTGTGGGTAGCCTATTATTTACATAAAGACATTATCTATACTCTCCCCACGCAGTCTGATGTACAGGGCATGGCCGCAGGCTCTATCAACCGCATTGTCGCTCAGAACCCTATCTTCAATGAATGGGTGAAGGATCACGACAGCGTAGAGAGCAAGCGGGTGGGTACCCAGACTATCCACTATCGCGGTACGTGGACAGGTAAACAGGCCATGATGGTGCCGTCTCAGCTCAACATACACGACGAAGTAGACGCGTCTAAATCCGATATCATAGAACAATACGAAACCCGTCTTCAAAGCACTGCTAACGGCTGGCGCTGGTATTTCTCACACCCCTCATTGCCTGATTATGGCGTAGATAAGTTCTGGCAGATAAGCGACCAAAAGCACTGGTTCATAACGTGTCCCACCTGCGAGGAAGCACAGTATCTGTCATGGCCGGATTCGATAGACAAAGACCGCCGCTGTTACCAGTGTAAGAGCTGCAAGGCAGAATTGAGCGATGATACACGGCGCAACGGCGTATGGGTAGCTAAATATAAGGATAGGCAGTTCTCAGGGTACTGGGTATCACAGCTCATGTGTCCGTGGATTACCGCAGATAAGATACTCACGGACTTTGTAGAAAAGACTCCTGATTATTTCTATAATTACGTGTTAGGGCTTCCGTATTCAGGAGGAGATGCCAAAATAACCCAGCAGCACCTATTCCAAAACCTCACCAATGAGCAGGATGTGCCTGAGACGAACGAACGCGTAGTACTTGGCATAGATACCGGAAAGAAGCTCGACTTTGTCCTTGGTAACACGCGACTAGGCCTCTTTCATCATGGAGACGCAGAAGGCTATGCGGTACTGGATGGCTTCATGCGCCGTTGGTCGAGTTGCATAGCTGTGATAGACGCCGGAGGGGACTTCATAGGCGCACAAGAGTTCTTTCAGCGCTGGCCGGGCCGCGTATTCAAAGCCTATGCCGGAGAGGACAGAAAGAATAACGAGTTATTCAGGTGGGGTACCGAAGAAGAACAAGGACAGGTTATCTATGACCTCAATAGGACGTGGCAGCTGGTAGCAGACGAGTTCAGAGAGCACCGCATACCGCTGCAGGGAACCGAGAATGACTGGTGGGAATACTGGCTGGACTGGAAGAATATGTCCCGTATCAAGGTGGTAGACGACAAGACAGGTATGTTCAAGGGCATCAAGTGGGTCAGGAATGGCAGGAATCACCGAGCCAGCGCTACCCTCTTCTGGCGCATCGGCATGAGCAAGTTCAGCGGCGGCAGTGTCTCATTCATCAGTTCAGAGAATCAGAATCCCCGGAAAGGCTTCGTCCTCTAGTACCACTACCGTACTTTCGCGGCGAATATAGTATACGAGTATAACTAATAAACCTATGGCCAATCACACTACAGGTGCTCAGCGATACAACGCACGAATGGATAAGATATTCAATAAAGCAAAATCAGAAGGACGAGGCCTAGTAGGAGATTCACATGTAGATGGGGTAGGTGTAAATAGTCCAGCAATGAAAGAATCCCGTAAATCTTTCGAAAAGAAAAAAGAGATAGCAAAGAAGTGTAAATAGCAATATGTCTGGGGAAGCCAATCCATACGCACAAGGCATATATAATGCAGTGAAAGGGACCCAGTCCCTGATGGACGACTACAACAAGGTAGAGGATGTCGGGGCGTCAGGATTAGGCGGCGGCGGTTCAGAAGAATCTATCGCCGAATATAAGAGCAAATACACAGAAGCAGAAGCAAAGACGTTGCGAAGCCAGTGGAATGCCAGTTATGTCTCGTATAACGGCGACCTAAGCAAACAGCAGAAACTTTCCTATGACTACTGGATAGGCAAACAAAAGACCGGCACCCTAGAACAACTGGACGGCTACGATACGGTGGATAACCTCATGTTCGAGGCTATTGAGACGTTCCTGCCTATTGCAACTAGGGCCAACCCAGACCCGCTCGTGAAGGCAGACGGTTCTCCCGAAGGGATAGAATTAGCCAAGAACGTAAAGAATGCCCTTGTGGACTGGGCAGACCATACCAAGCTCCGTATGAAGCTCAAGAAAGGCACACGCGGCTGGGTATTGAATAAGCTCGGTGTATGGAAGATGAGCTATGACGTTATCAAGGACGAAATCGAATGTCAGCCGCTCAATGCGAAGAACATGAAGTTCGACCCGGACGGTCATTGGGACGACGCAGGCCTATTCCAAGGAGACTGGCTCATGGAGCCGAAGAAGAAATCGGCGGCAACTCTTGTCGAGATGTTCCCCAACTACGCGGAGAAGATAAAGGCTCAAGCGAATGGAAACATGACTCGTAAGCTCAACCTCGAAGAGTGGTGGTACAAAGGCACGGATATATTCTATTTCCTCGGAGAAGAATGTCTGGGAACTTTCAAGAATCCGAACTGGAACTATGATGGCGAGATGATTCGCATAGACCCGGATACGCAGGAACCGATTACAGTCCAAATCGAAGGAAAGAACCATAAGTTCGGTTCAGCACAGCCTATGTTTCCGTACGTCGGGCTTTCCGTATTCTCTACGGACGAACACCCGCATGATGATACCTCGCTCGTCATACAGAATATTCCTATGCAGGATTTGCATAACAAGCGTTTGCGTCAGATAGATAAGAACGCCGATTCCCAGAACAATGGCGCACTTGCATCAGGCGTCTCTTTCACCAAAGAACAGGCTGCCGAAGCTGCTACCTTCCTTCGCAAGGGCGGTACGGTATGGGTGCCAAACGGTGACGTGAATACGGCATGGAAGCGAGACGCCGCCCCAGCACTTGCACGGGATATATTTGAACAGCAGGAGAAGAGCGAACAGCGACTACAGGGCATTTTTGGCACTAGTGGTTCAACGGCGCAGGGTATACAGGACGAGGATACGGTTCGCGGGAAGATTATGGTGCAGCAGTCTGACTCCTCGCGTATCGGCGGGGGTATTACCGAATACATTGAACAGTGCGCGGATACTATCTACAACTTCGTAGTGCAGTTCATGTATGTCTACTATGATGAGCCGCACTACATAGCGGCCATGGGCATGAACGGGGCGGCAGAGCTTATCTCAATACGCAACACAGACTTTACCGTTGATGTGAATGTAACTGTGAAGGAAGGTTCGCTCATACCGAAAGACCCGCTTACTGAACGAAACGAGGCTATGGACTTGTGGACGGCCAATGCTATCGGCCTCCCGGAACTATATTCCCGCCTTGATTTCCCAGACCCTATGGAAAGTGCCAAACAGACCCTCATGTGGCAGATGGTAGCGCAAGGAAAATTGCCTCCGCAGATACTCTTCCCTGATTTTGAAGCTCCACAGGCACAGGGCGCTATCGGTGTCGGTGGTCCTGCTGTGAACCAGCAGCCTGAACCACAGCAGCCAGCTCCGCCGACTTCACCAGAGGCCGTGCAAGACCAGAGTAGGCAACTCCTTCAAAGCGTTCCAGTCTAGTACCACTACCGTATTCGCACGCGAATAATTATCATACGAATATATGAAAGCCAAACTAGGAAGTGGAAAACGATTTGAAGAGGTAAAAGAATCAGCACGAGAAAGTGGTGCAGAGAATCCTGCAGCCATTGCCGCAGCAGCAGGTATGAAAAAGTATGGCAAAGAAAAGATGGAAAAGATGGCTGCAAAAGGACGCAAGCACGAACTGGCTAAGAAGATGAAATAATATGGCCTCTCCTACTCTCATGAGCCGACTGCGTGATTTCGCCAATAAGATAAGCGGCGTATCATACGTAGATAACATGCAGAATCCGCAGTCCGCTGCTTATAAGACTGCTCAGAGTATCCGCACTCCTGCACAACAGAAAGCGCTAGGCAAATCTACACTCCCCAAGCAGCAGGTGTATGGCGTCCCTGGAATTTCCCAGCGCAGCCAGCTTCCTAAGCAGTACCAATAGTATGCCCAAATTCCTCGAAGAAAAGCTGGAAAAAGAATATGGCGATAATCCCCACGCTATATACGGCACGATGAACAAAATCGGCGCCATGAAAGGTAACAAAGAGACAGTAAAAGGACGGGCAATGGAACGAAAACATACGCTCGCCCGCAAACTTACTAGTAACAAGCACTGACATGGAAAACGAAGAAGTATCAGTACCCGTCACAGAGAGTGAGACCGTATCGGATGAGACTCTGGTGGTAGAGGCCACTCCTGAGGCACCCGTCGAAGAGGCAGCCCCTGAAGCAGCTCCTGAGACGGAAGCTCCGGCAGCATAACTAGTCTGGGTTCGCTAAGGCGGTCATCCCACCCCAAAACCACCTCGTATCAGCTAACCAAGGTTCTCTCGGGTCTACCTAGCAGAAAGCCCCCGTACCACACATGGAAAAAATGATTATAACCCCGCAAGGGTTTGAACGAGCAAGTGACAAATTGACCGCAGAACAACTTGATAGACCCGTAGGCGAACAGCCTGCAGACGAAGTAGAAGAGGAGGCACCCTCGGAGTCCGTCCCCGAAACGCCCGTCGAGACCGAACCAGAAGAAGCAGTTGCTGAAACTGAAGAGGAAAAAGTTCCAAAGTCGCGCTTCCTCACCATGCATCAAAGGGCCATAGAGGCTGAAAAGGCTCTGCGGCAGTTTGAGGCAGAACGAGCGAACAGTCCTGAACCAGCAGCTCAGATCGCTACCGACGAAGATTTGCATAGATTCTATGTAGAGACCTTCGGAGAAGGTGAACTGACGGAAAAGCTGTATCAGAACGAACTCGCACGTCTCGCTTCCATCGAGGAAAAAGCAGCTGAACGGGCGTTCGAGCGCTTCAGCAAGATGGGCGAAGAGCAGGAAAAGGTAATCAGCGCGCGCGTAGAGTCTTTTGACCGCGCATTTGAGGAGTTGTCAGTCCTTGAAGGGAAGGAATTTTCAGATGATGAACAGGTAGCACTACTTGATATCGTCGAGGAATACTCACCTAAGGATAAAGACGGTAAACTCATCGGCGATTACCTTCTCCCGCTCGATAAGGCGTATGAAATCTACAAGGTTAAACATACGCCCGTCGTCCAAGCGAAACGCACCGAACGAAACCAAGTGGCTTCCCTCCAGGGAGCACGTTCCGAAGGCGCATCATCAGGTTCTTCGGATGCCGACTGGCAGCCAGGACAGGATAGGCGCTGGTGGAACAAAGTTAAATAACTTACAAATAACATTACTCATCTATGGCATTCTCAACAGAAGTTGATGTGCTGACCATGGAGGACATCGTCCCAAACGTTGTGGATACGGTACTTCGCTCAAACGAGCTTACGACCCGTCTCATGACCAAGGATACGAAGAAGTTCCGTGCTGCTACTCAGGATTTCCCTAAACTACTAAGTTTTTCAGTCTTTTGGCTGACTTAATGGGGAAGTAAAACCGAATCTAATATACGGCGAAAATCCCAACCTTAATTGAGTGGACAACGCCTAGCAAGCACATTGACAGATATAATAGGGAAGAATAGTATATAGGCATGGACATAGATAATGCTTATATGGCTGGTTTCTTCGATGGAGAAGGTTATATAGGACTTCTTAAAAGACTTCGTAAGGGCAAGTACACTGAATACTTCTTACAAATGGCTATTGGCCAGAAAGATGGCGCAGTAATGGACTGGGTAAAGGGTTGTTACGGTGGACACATTCACAAAGTTAAACGAGACGGTTCTTATTTTTGGATAGCCTCTAATAAGAGTGCATATGAGATCCTCAAACGTATAACTCCTTATCTGAAGTATAAAAAACCACAGGCTATTCTCGCTCTCGAGTTCTTTGAAGGCTTTACACGTACGAATCGTGCGTTACCGCCAGAGGAGTTTGAGCGGCGCGAAAGAATACTTAATGCTTTAAAAGCAGAGAAAAAGATATTCACCACTTCATCCCTATAATATCGTGCGGCTACAACGACTGAACGAATCGGCTCCGAAAGGAGATGTAACAGTCTGAACACGGCAGGAATGTCGTGAGGGGAGGCCAGAAAGAATAACGAACTTTCTCTCGGAAGAGTTTCCCCCACCTGAAAAGGTAGTAACAACGTTTGGTTAAGTATCAGAAAGGCACCGCGACTCAGTCCTTCATCGGCTTTCAGACACTTCCGTCTTCGCTCACCACGACCCGTGTGCTCATGAAGTACAACCCTGCTTTCAATGCGAGCAACGTTGCACTTGCGACTACGGACGTGGCAGCGAACAACACGCTCCGCAAGGTTCTTGACCTCACGGAGGTGGAAATGATTTCCCGTGCTCAGGATTTGGCCGACTCAATCGGTACCCAGTTCTACGCTTCGCAGTCTTCCGCAACCGACTTCCTCGGTCTCGGTAACATCGTGAGCGCTACTGGTTCTATCGGCGGCCTCTCCCGTTCGACTTATACGACCCTTCAGTCTACGGTAACGGCTTCGAGCGGTACGCTTTCTCTCTTCAAGATGCGTACCCTCTACAACGCTATCGCTGATGGTGGCGTGAAGCCGACTGAGTCATTCACTCCGTACGAAGTATGGGCGCTCTACGAGCAGCTCCTACAGCCGCAGGAGCGCGTGATGAAGGGCGTAAATGTTGCTCCGAACTTCAAGGGATACACCGGGTACGATGCGCTCATGTTTGCGAATCTCCCGATTGTTCCGGATCGTAAGGCAACGTCAGGCAATCTGTACTTCCTCAACATGAACTTCCTCAACTTCTACACTCTCGGCATGCTCGACAGTTTTGATAAGGGAGGATATTCAGGCGAGAAGGTAAAGGTAGGCTCGAAGCTCTTCCTTGGCTCTCAGTACTCACCGGACGAAAACTTCGGCTTCTTCTGGACCGGCTTCATTCATGCGACTAACGCGCTTGCATGGAACTCGTTCATAGTCGTCGGAGGAAACCTCGTATCTGCGAACCCTCGCCGTCACGGTGTCCTCACCGGCATCACAAGCGTTTAATCTTATTGGCCTAACTATTATCTATGGCTAATATCCTTAAATACTCTGGTGTTGCGGCACTCGTCCTTATCATCGTGCTGGGTGTGAAGCTATTCATGCCTTCTACGGTAAAGTTCGGTGCAGCAGGCGGTATGCTTGCAGAGAATTACGATCCGTACATCCGTTATAATGGCGGATTCAACACGAATCTTCCTGAAACGCTCGGCGGTCTCGTTACTGCAACTGCAGGAGCACTGTTTAGTTCTGTGGGAACGCAGCTGAACGGCTTCAATTTCGGTACCTGCTACATTCAGGCGTCCGCTACGACAATCACTGCATCTTCAACGGTTACGGTTGATTGTCAGGGAAGCACCACAGGCGGGAATACCGCGCTCACCGGTGTTACCACGAACGATAATGTGTCCGTGAATTTTGCGACCACTACCTCTACTACTTATAGCGGCCTTTCAATCCTCGGAGCATCCGCTTCTTCGACCCCAGGCTACATAACTATGAAGGTATTCAACGGTACGGGTACGACATTCACTTGGAGCGCAGGC